TTCAAGTTTAATCATTTTGTTTTCTTTCCTATATTATATTTCGGTACAAGTTCCCATTGGTCTTTCTCTTTAAAAGAGACCACCTTAATTTGAGACAGAGATGCTTTTTGCTCTGCCTGTGAACTATTTAGGATCTTTAATAGATCCCAGTCAGCTAACAGACCAGCAATAGCATTTCTTCTCTCAATATCACCAGAAGTGATATTCGATTCTTTACCATCCAAAGCAAAGAGTTCTTTGAAATGAACGATAAAGTATCTACCTTGCTTATGTAAAATATGGCAAGATTGATACAGTGTTTTATCTTTTCTGGAAGCCACTCCAATGCGAGTGAGTGTTTCACGAACCTTTAAAAAATTATCTGGTTCGGGTAACGTCACTTCAAGCATTGAGTCGGGCGACCAATCGTAATAAATTAATTCTACAGTCATTTCACAATCCCTTTTTGTTATTGTCATAATTTAGCATTAGACTGTATTATTTATACGATTAACGACCTCCGATTTTGTACTTCTCTCTCAATTCTTTGAGTTGTTCATCACTTAAAATACTTATAACTTGTAAAGCTTTCTGATGTGAATAATTATATTCTTGCATCAAGTTCTTTACGTCTTCTTCTATCTTATCTTGCTTATGCCATTTTGAGAATCTTTTGCGCTTGGGAACACCTATTCTATAGAAATCAAACTGCCACTGTTTAGGAATACTTGCAAACTTATTCATTTCATTTGCATATAAAATAGTGTCAGGAAAATACGACAATCCGCGATTGATCATGAATGGTACGTATTCTTTTTCCGTCAACGGATCTTCACGTATAAGATCCTTCTTATTGTCGTTGATAGAATTGAGAAAATCAAAAAAGTTCATCTTGACTCAAGCTTCTGAAGATCTTCGCTAGAAGCATTAAACAATTTACCCGGAAATCTTTCCATTAGAATATCTTCTAAAATTATCTTGTTTTGGCCATGCGCAAGATAAGATCCATCTTCTTTCTTGTATACAAAGAACTGTCCATCATGATCTTCAACTTTAATATCAATCACATCTTTTTTAAAATTATTAACAGTTTCCCTAGCAATCATATCTATTTGTTTAGTAATAGCACGCATTGCGTAGTACTCTCTCATCTTCCATCCTGCATAGAAGAGAATACCACCATACGCCATTAGCCAGAAAAAAGTATCTGTGTCCATATTACTTAAACTTTAGTTGACTCATGATTTCAGTAAGTGCAGCCATAGTATTAATTTCACGATCTGCAACAAACGCAGCTTTATATTGATACTCGGCCAATATCAATACCAATGCTGGGATAGATCCGAGTTCAAGATAATCAATAGATTTGTCATACAGCTTACGAAACAATTCAGTTGATTCGATATCACTGTTCTTCCCAACCCACTTACGAACTTCGGTAAAGTTTTTAGCTTTGAGATTCTTAATGAGTTCTACGTAAGATTCATCGCCAAGATTGACAAGAATGCCAGAATCAATAGCACCACTGACTGAATAACGTTGAAGTTCATTAAGAACACGACGATAATCTGGAAAATATTTAGCAATTAATTCTGCAACAATTTTGCTATCGGCATTTACTTTTTCAGATGAAAGAATGTCCATCACTCGACGATAGAACGCCGATGCAATCTTTGGTTTTTCCGAATTCTCTATTTTGAATTCGACCACCGCACATCGAGAATGCAGAGGTTCGATGATTCGGTTTTTGAAGTTGCAGGTGAAGATAAATCGACAGTTATTACTGAACTCTTCGATAAACCCACGGAGAGCAGGCTGAGTACTATTAGCGTTAAGATAATCAGCTTCATCAAGAATCACCACTTTCTTAGCATCAGTCAACGAAACAGATGATGCAAAATTCTTAATCTTACTACGAAGAATATCAATGCCTGACTCTTCCGAACCATTGATGAATAGATACTCTGCGCCAATCTCGTTGCACAGAGCTTTTGCAACTGTAGTTTTACCCACACCTGCGCCACCACAGAACAAGAAGTTAGGAAGTTCACCAGAAGAAATAAATTCCTTGAATGTTTTCTTCATTGAATCTGGAAGAATACATTCGTCGATAGTCTGTGGTCTATATTTTTCAACCCACAAATATTGGCTCATTAAAACTCCGAATCAGCTTCAACCGCAACGTAGTACGTAAGATCAGACGCAGTGTGCTTAAAGCGAGAGATCTTTTTCTTAGAAAGAGAAACATCATAATCGTTTGGCAACATCTTTAGGTTTTCAACTTTAATGTTAGCCTTAAACGTTTCATCAGTAGTACCTAGAGTCATTTCATAAGCATTTGATGTATCATTCTTTTTGTCAGAAACAATAACCTTAAGATTACCATCAACTCCAACAATAGATACATCACTTGCCTTAAGCACAGATGATGTACGTTGAATCATAGCTAGTTGAGACGACTCAAGCTTAAATGTAACATCAGCATCTGGAAACTTGATTGTAGCAGGCGCAGATTTAACAACACCTTCGCCTGCTGCGAAGTATTTAATCTTGCTATTTCCACCATCAGAGACTAGCACATACTTTTCACTGAAGTCAAGTGTAGTTGTTTGGAAAAGAGATACAACGTTCAAGAATTCGTTGAGATCATAGATTGCAAAGTCAATTGGCAGAGTTTCGCTGATGGTTGTTTCTGCCATCACATTCTTGCCTTCAGAAATTGTTGAAAGACGATTTCCCGCCTTCAGCATAAGGCTACCATTTATACCTGCAAAATTCTTGATTAATGTTAGAGTTTCTTTAGAGAGTTCCATTAATTTTTCCTTTGTTAAATCTGTTGAATTCTTCAACAAGCTTTTCGTGTTGTTCAGCAGAACAATAGAAATACCATTCTTTCAATTCTTCAGTTACAACGAGCTTGTCGTTTTCAGTTACCTCTTTGGTCAACTTAAATCCAATGATGGTGCATTGCTTATTGTTGTTATAGTTTCTTTCAATAGAAAATACATCAACTTTAGCAAAGTCAAAAGCAAATGTAGAATTCTGTGTTTCAGCTTTATGTTTTTCAACAATGTTTGAAAGATTTTCTACTTTCTGTTTAAGATCTTCATTCTCTTTCTTTAAAGAGAGAAGATCATTCTTTATACCAAGATTTGAGTCTATCAATTCCCTGATACGTTTATTAAAAATCATTTTTCATCCTTTGAATAAAGTACATCATGTTCATAGAGAAAAAATAAACAACACATTGCGTGTGCTAAATGATGAATTCCACTTTCTGGATCGATCTGTTCACCTATTTTCCATGCCCAAATGTGCCTCTCCATAGCATCAAAATATCTTCTTTTAGAATCTGGAACTTTAATCCAGTTCCCACGTTCGTATTTCTGAGCACCAAATGTAAGTACTCTCACCATTTCTTGCAAGGCAAGAGGAGGAATGAGACCATACTCAAGTTTATTGCCATCGAATTTTCTTCCACCAGTCGTGGCAGTTTGCGATGCTTTTACTTTATCAATGTTCTTATCTTTCATACCGATACAAATAAAAAAGGATCCAAGTATATTATACCCGGATCCCTCTTTAATTTACACTTCAATTATGCAAAAAGTCCAAGCGCGTGGGCAATTTGAACCATCTTGCGAGAAGGCTTACCGATGCGATACTTTACAGTACGCTCACCGTTTGCAAGGCGAGAGTTGTTTGCATAAACACAAACACCCTTGCTACGCAAGGCATGAACAGCTGCGGTTGGATTTTGCAATCCAAACATGCCGGTGATTTGACGAGGGGTGGCGGTAGCGCCAGACTTCAAGTAAGCTTCAAGACGAGAAAGTTTAGTCATAATAACTCCATTGTGTTAACAAAATAATAGCTTATTACTTAAGCTACTTCCATAATACCATACTCTTTCAGTTCTGTAAAAAATTCTTTATCTTCTTGATCACTTTTTACAGTTTTAGACGTTTCAGACTTCGGAGCACTCAGGCTTGGAGCCGGAAACTTGTATACACCACGGCCAGTCTTTTGACCTTTGACAAGCCACATTGGGTATCCAATCTTTTCACCACCTTCAAGACGAGCTTCGAACAATTGCCTGAAAAGATCTTCAATTTCAGGACGAGTGATCGTCTCGGTAGTTGCAAGCTCTGGTCGGAGCTTAACGAAAGCATCGATACAACGCTTTTGAGTTTTGGTCAGATTTGAATAATTCATAATATAGTCCTTTAGTTAGAATGGAATTTCAACATCTTTGTCTTCAACTGTTACAGGAGCAACAGCTTCAGGCATTGACACTTTCTCAAAGAGATTTGCAAATGCATTTCGAGTAATGTCATCAAAACGATTGATACACAACTCTACTGCTTTCTTCCTATCTTTAAAGATAGAAAAAGCACGTACAATGTGTACCAATCGGCGAGTGGTGATGGTTTCATCAACTCCACCATCTGAAAAAGTTCTTCGAATTGCATCAGCCCATTTAGTAAGGGTATCAGCAAATTCTTCGTCTTCACACGACAAAGACCTCATCAGATTCATCACAATCTTCTTTTCAATAGCAGCACTTGGATACTCCTGATTGAAAGTGATTGCAAAACGTTCTAGGAACGCTTCATTCAAAATATTAGTACCAATGTATCGACCATCATCACTACCTTTACCTTTTGTATTTGCAGTAGCAAAGATAGTAAATCCAGGCGCAGGATAAATCAATTCATTCTTCAACTTGAAGTAGTAAGGCTTACCTTCAAGGATAGGTTGCAAGCAAAG